CTCTAAAAGTATAGTTAATAAAATTAGGTCTATAAGATAAGTGATTTGCAATCTTTAAAAAACATTCACCAATATAATTTGTAACTGGTGGTGCTTTTCTATTTCTTTTTTCTGCCTTATCACACTTGTCCTTATACTCTATCATCGCCTGTAGAAAAACTTTATTATCTACATAATGTTCGGATTTTTTTCTTGTTCTAGTCATAATTATATAATACTACATTTAATTGTTTTTGTCAATGGTTAACGATTAAATTAACCAATTATATACAGCCCTCATAGCAAGGAACATATAAAATAATTCCATTAACATACGAGGTATGTCTTTATCTTTCCAACCCATATATACCCATATAGCACAGGAGAAGCAACCTATTAACCATCCTACCCATTGTGTTGAGATATTTGCACTTGAAAGTATAAATGCACTTAACATAGCAAGAAGAAATCCTGCCCATCGGCCTTTACTTATATCTTTGTAATATCTAATTTTCATAGGTGCTTGACTCTTTTTTAAGTTGTTGATATAATACCCATGTGGGTTGTTCAGTAGAACCCAGCTGCCTATCTAGTGTATCTTCTTGCTCGGCATATTTAACAATTCACTTAACTCTTTTATATCATTTTTATCAGTTATTTCTTTATCATAATCTTCAGTTGGTTCAATATTATTTTCCTCTTCAAGCTCTTCTTTAGATAAATCTCTTTCAATATAACTTGGTAGGTTTTCTTTTATAGTATGAAGTTTACCTACAATTTGTGTATATCTATTATTAAATTCAGGTGTAGCATTACAAATGGTAATAATTTTGTTTATAGGTAAAGTAACAACGGTATCATTTGTAAACCCAACCCATTTAACTAAAGCTATATAATCTGTTACACCTCTTTCAGTTAATTGAGGAATATATTTTATTAACATGGGATTAAGTATTCTTAATAAACGGGACTTGTCTGGAAGTTCTTTTGTTGTACCATCTATTTTACAACAAATTTCTTCTCCAGAAACCAAACGAATAATCTTTACATTTTCAATATCTAAGCTTTGCATATAACTATTTATCTAAATTAACGGTGTGAATTTCATAGTTAAAACTTTCCCGATTATAGATGTTAACTCTTTCCTGAAAATGGGTTAAAGTAAAATTTTTTTTATCTTTATATGTCAGATCATCAGATATATCATAAACTGTAGCTGACTGTTTCTTATCACCAACTCTTAGGCCACGGCCAATACTTTGTAATACTCTTATAGGGCTTTTACTAGGGCTACTAAAAATAATGTTGTGTAAATTACGAATATTGATACCAGTGCTGAACGTCCCGAAAGAAGCGATAATAATTGCGTTATCCGATTTTTCTGTGATGGCTCTAATTTTTTCTCTATCATCTGTTTCTGTTCCACCATAAACAAAAAACACTTTTCGTTTAAGGTCTGCTTTTTCTTTAATTAAGTTAAATAAAATTTCACCGTGTTTTTCAACTAACTGAAACAAACATAAAGTATTGCCGTTTAGTGCTAAGGTAAGATTTCGTATGTATTTATTACGAGCCTTATTTTGAGTGAGATATTCTAATTCTTCAAAGTATTTTACACCATATACTTTTTTAGATTCTTCTTCTGAATATTTTAAATTTAAACAAACTACTTTTAGGTTTGCCAACTGTTTTCTATCAATAAGTTCTTTTGTTGATACAACTTTATTTACCATACCAAACAAACCTGTTAATACTAACTTGTGTGTTTTACTATCATCTAAAGTACCTGTAAGTCCTATTCGATATTTACAATCTGTAAGTTTAGTCATAATCTTTGTTAATGATACGGCCTTAAATAAATGTGCTTCATCACCTATAACAGCACCGTAATCTTCAAAAAACTTTTTAGGCATTTTATATAATGATTGCCAAGTTGAGATAACTATTCTTTTGTCTTCATCAATATCATAACCGTGATATTTTCTACTGACATTTGTTTCTACATCATATCCATAGTCCTTAAAATCCTTATATAATTGTTCTACTAATGATGTTGTAGGTACTATAATTAAAACGTTATTGTTTATCATATTTAAATAATGTCTTACCAACATATAGATAATAAGTGACTTACCAGAAGCTGTAGGCGATAAAATAAGACCTCTTTCATATTCTAAGGCAAATTTAAATGCGTTTATTTGATAATCTCTTGGTTTGATAGTTAGTCTGTATTCTTTAATTATATCGTCTATATCGGCGGCTGAGAGTGTCCTATGCGTTAAAATAGTACTAGATTCTACTATATGTATGTTTTTTTTATTACACCAGTCTTTTAAATAAGGATATAGACCAACATACATTTGACCTGTTGCATATGAATATAATCGTATTTTACCATCCCATACACGATTACGAAACTGTGGTGTAAACTTATAACCAGGCACTTCAAAAGAGAAGTAATCTGAAAGCTCTCTACGAATAGAAGCATCAGCATCTATACGAATATAAACATCATTAATTTTATCTACTATTATATTTTGCATGTTTAGATAAATGGTTTTCCTACAATCCATCCTACTAAGGATTTTCGTATACCTTTAGTAATGGGGTTAACTTTATGCCAAATAAAACTAGGAAATACAATCATAGTTCCTGGTTGATTATTTTCTATTTTTATATATTTTTGTTTATCTGTTTTAGGAGAGGGAATACATATTTCAAATTCACCACCTTCATAATCATTATTCAGTAATAAAGTAAAACTTAATTTTCTAATTAATCCATTTGGGTATGGTTGATTGTGAGTATCAATGTGCCAATCGTATAAATCATTTTGCTTATAAACTGTGTATTGAAATGGCTCATATTCTGTAAGATTATAGTTCCAAGTTTTATTACAAGTTTCAATTGTGCTTGATAAAATGTTTTCAATACTTTCATCTTTAATCCAAGATATAGTTGATTTACGATTGTTTTGATTTCCTTCTTGTATCTTTGCGCTGATCAAATCTTGTTGTTCACCAACTGTAATTATTTCGTTACAAATACTCTTAGAAATAACCGATGGGTGTACCTTGTGAGATTCGATTGTAAACATTTTAGATAATACCAGAAGTAAACTTCTTCCACTCTATAGCATTTTTAATTTGAAATGTACGATTTGAAATGATACGAATAGTTTTATCTAAGTAATCAACCACACTTTGTATATAAGTTACCTTTTGTTCTAGTTTAATTAAGTCAGTATCAGCTTTAATATACTTGTCAACATCTTGCTTAAGTAACTTTATATTAAAAGGTTTTTCTTGGTATACTTGCGGATCCGCTTTACCAGTATAATATTCCCATTTTTCTACCAATAATCTATCTCTATCTTGTTCAGTCTTCTTTAACAGATTGATATATTGATTGTGAAATTTACAATACTTGTTGTGTAGTTGTGGTGTTTTTAATGATTCTAAATCTAATTCAGTATCATTAAGTTTAAGGTCTTTTTCGGCTAATGCCTGCAGTTCATCAAAGGTCATAATAACTCCATTATATTTGTTCTTAATATTTAGTTAACTATTAAGAAGTAGTTTCTACCGTGCCACTAGAACTTATATTTGCAAATTCGTATATCTTATATTGAAATGTAACACTAGCAGTTAAGTAATCAACATCAGTAGCTTGTTGATTGTAATCTAATCCTGAAAGTGAAATTGGATATATATCTCTAAAACGTATTTCTATATTTGAAGTATTTTTACTTGTTAATACAAATAAAGTAGCATCTGAATATAAACCACCATCATCTGATGTACCTTTAGAAACTTGTCCTAATTCACTTGAATAGTTTTCACTTGTTGTTGTAGGATATCTATCAGAACCAGCAGATTGTAAACTTCTATATTGTGAATAGTCTTTTGGAAATCCAAGACCTGTTAACCATCCATGTATCTCTCTATAGTTTTCTAAGTTTTCATCTACTAAAAAAGAGATATTTAAGGTATCATAATCTAGTTTGTCACCAGGCATGGGTACATCTTTAAAAGGTGTAGGTTCTATTGCAGTACCTAGTGTAATACCAGGTATGTTTGCAGCTGTACAAAAGTATTCTACTTTTGGTAGTTTGATAATACCAAACTTAAACTGTGTAGGACTTGCATAGTCCAATTTAGTGGGTTGTCTATTGTGTGTGTTTGTAGTAGTCATGCTACTATTTATCTGTTTGTTTATCTACTTCTTGCCACTCTTTTTCAGTTGCTTCTTTGACCAATTCTTTTTCTGATTCAGTAAGTACTTTTTCTTGTGTTTCAACTTCTTTAATCTTTACTTCTATTTCATCTAATGGATTCTTAGGATTAAGTTGTTTCAAACCATAAAAAACAAATGCGCCAAAAACTGCAATAATAATCAAACCATATATTGTTTTAATATTTTTTTTCATACTTTTATTTATGCTAAAAAAAAAGGGCGACTTTTTAGGGCCGCCCTTTTTAAATTTCTTAACGAAATATTACATTAAGTTCGCAATTTGAACTTTTCTGTAATATCTGTTTGCATTAGCAGATGTTAAACCATCAGCAGTAATAGCGTCGCCAGCACCAGCACCAGCAAATGGGTTCGCTACTAGACCGTATCTAGTTTTGAATCCAATTTTTGGTTGGAATGTGTCTTGGCCAACTGCTCTTACCATTTGTAGAGGTACATATGGGCAGTAGAATATACCAGCGTCATATGGTGAAGTACCTTTGTAACCTACTACAAAGTATTGTTTAGCAGCTGTATTTGCTGAAT